GCGATGCCGTCCATGTGGCACCGCTCCGCAAGTGGTTCAGCGACCACTACCGCCGCGATCGAGGTGCTATTGAGTACTACCCGAAGCGTCTGAGAGAGCTAAACCTCTCGCTTCCGCTCGAGCGCATCGCTCAGCTGACGGAAGAATACACGGTGAATGCCTCTGTATTGATGGCTGTGAAGAACCTCCAGACTGATATGCGCCTACTCAAGCGCGTCATGGGTGGTAAGAAGACCATCAGATGGGAGCAGCTCGCCAGCGCTATCGGCTACTACCGTCAGGAGGTCGGGCATACGCTCCCTCAGAGCGCAGCGCGCTTCCGCAAAGCGATGCGTGAGTTTGAGCAGAAAGGCTACGAAAGCTTGATCAGTAAGAAGTTCGGCAACCAGCAGACCCGTAAGGTGGATCGTGATACGCTTTACCTCCTCCTTGCTCTCGACAACGACGACATGCGCCCCTACAACAGCACGGTGGCTGAGCGGTACAACCGCTTCGTGGAGGGCGAGCTGACGGTCTACAACCCTGAGACGGGTGAGCTGTACGACCCAACGCCTTACAAGCCACTCAGCGAGACGACCGTGGCGAACTACCTCTCCACCCCAGAAGCGAAAGCCCTGCGCGGGAAGGTCCACGACGACTATCAGACGTGGCGCGGGAAGAACCAGCCCTTTGTGCTACGCAAGCGTCCGACGATGTCGCTCTCTAAGATCTCCCTCGACGACCGCGACCTTAAACTCAAGGTCAACTGGAGAGAGCAGGGGGTCAGTGAAGTGGTCAGCTTGAAGATCTACGTAGCGTACGACCTGGCAAGCCAGGCGATCATCGGGTACGCCTTCAGTGGGAAGAAACGACACGACATCTTCCTCGGGTGCTTGCAGTCAACCTTCCGCACGCTCCTCTCCTTGGGGCTCCCATGCCCCTATGAGGCCGAAGTGGAGCAGCACCTGGTCTCCGACTTTAAGGATACGCTGATGCGCCCTGGTGTGCTATTCCCTGAACCCAACTTCCTCGCTCCTGGTAACTCGCAGGCGAAGGGTGCAGAACACATGAACCGCCTCTTCAAGTATCAGACGGAAAAGGAGTACATCCCTAACACGGGGCGTCACTATGCCCGCCTAGATGCCAACCAGACGAGTGAGGAGAAGAGCTTCGACGAGCACAATGACCGATTCAAAGCTAAGGTATGGGCTTATGAGGACGCAGTCGCCTTCTACGAGGGGCTTATCTACGAGTACAACCACTCCCCTCACAGCAACACCGCCTATTGGGGTGGCCGCACCCGCTGGGAAGTCCTCCAGGAGTCTGTGAACCCTCAGCTGGCAGAGATAGACGTCCACAAGCTGGCGACCCTCATCGGAGAGCATCGATCGACGTCCGTCCGCCGTGGGCATGTCAAAGCCAACTACCGCAGCTTCGCGCTCTCTCCCGAGGGTATAAGCAAGCTGAAGGACCGCAACGGAAAGGTCGACGCGTATTGGTGGGAGCAGGAAGAGGGTGAGATGAACGAGGTCTACATCTACGAAGGTGGGCGCTTCATCGAGACCGCCTGCGAAATCCATCGCATCAACGAAGCTAAGGCAGAGCAGACCGACGAAGACCGCCACCAGCTACACATGCAGCTGCAGCGCGTGAAAGCCTTCGACGCACACATCGCTGAGCGTCTTCCCAGCAAGGCGCGCCTCCTCAAGGAAGAGACGCACAAGACGCTCACCGAACTCAAGCCTGTCGAGGTAGTCACGATGAAGCGTGGCGACGATGGCGAGCTACTCGATAGCGACTACCTGCAGAGCAGTCCTGAAGAGGCCCGCATGCGCGCTATGGCAGACTTATAACATCATACGAATACTAATCAAACGACACTCAAATGAAGAAGTATGACAACACGACCATCTACACGATGGATGAGCTTGTAGACCTCCTCGGGGGCGACAAGTACAACGAACTTAACCGCTACGATGAATTCGGGCTGGCGGTATGCTACCCCGACGTATGTGGGCTCCAGATTGTCTTCCGCGAAGACCGATTCTCCGAAAACGCACTAAATGCAGTACGCCATGCAACTAAGTAACGAAATCAAAGAACGCACGCTCACGGCGATCCTCGCTGACAGAGCGAACTACCCCAGCGACAGCAAGCACGCTACGGCTATCGGGATCTCCTCGAGCGTCTACTCCACTATCAAGAAGGGGAAGCTCGACAAGCAGCTGAGCGACTCAGCGTGGCTCAGCCTTGCACGCCGCCTCAACGTACCCCTGCGCGGGGAGATCGAGTGGAAGGTGGCGAAGACCGACACCTACTCCTACATCACCAGCCAGCTGGAAGCCTGCCAGGAGCGCAGCCTCAGCGCCCTCCTCTGCGACATCCCTAATATCGGGAAGACCTTCAGCGCTCGCCACTATGCACGCACGCACAAGCACGTCGTATATATCGACTGCTCGCAGACGAAGACGAAGGTCCGCCTGGTACGCTCTATCGCTGTCGGCTTTGGCTTGGACGCTAAGGGACGCTATGAAGAGGTATATGCCGATCTGGTCTACTACCTCAAGGGGCTGCATCAGCCACTGATCATTCTTGACGAAGCCGGTGACCTCCAGTATGAAGCCTTCCTTGAACTTAAGGCACTTTGGAACGCTACGGAGCGCTCATGTGGTTGGTACATGATGGGTGCTGACGGACTGAGGGCCAAAATCGAGCGCAGTATCGACTGCTGCAAGGTCGGCTATACGGAGCTTTTCAGTCGCTTCGGTGATGCCTACAGGAAGGTCACTCCGCAGGATGGAGAGGAACGTAAGAGCTTCCTCCTGAAGCAGGCGGTAGAGGTCGCTAAGCTCAATGCCCCCGAGGGGGTCGATGCCGTCAGCCTCGCCCGAAAGTCGGGCGGACTTCGCAAGGTCTACACAGAGATAGAGAAGCTGAAACTACAAGCAGGGGCATAAGATGGCACGAGCATACTCCGCCAGCGAGGTGCTGGCAAAGAAAGTCCCTTCGATCCCCTTCGAGGGGCGCTGGAGGGAGGCCTTCGGCGAGCCTGGAAGGGCGGGGGTGTGGCTCATCTGGGGACAATCGGCAAACGGTAAGAGCTCCTTTGCAATGCAGCTCGCTCGAGAGCTCTGTAAGTACGGCAAGGTCGCCTACAACTCCCTCGAGGAGTCTATCGGGCTCTCCTTCCAGGAGAATATGGAGCGATGCAAGATGGGTGATGTCGACGGACGCTTCCTAATCCTTGACCGTGAGAGTATGGAAGACCTCAACATACGCCTTAAGAAGCAGCGCAGCCCAGACTTCATCATCATCGATAGTCTCCAATACACAGGACTCAACTACAACGACTACAAGCGCCTTAAGGAGGCGCACCCCAAGAAGCTATTCATCTTCATCTCACACGCCGACGGGGATAAGCCCTACGGCTCGACAGCTACCAAGGTGCAGTACGACGCTGATATGAAAATACTCGTACAGGGCTACCGCGCCATCTGTAAGGGGCGATTCATACCCGAGGCTGGTAAGCACTACAGCATCTGGGCAGAAGCAGAGGTGAAGTACTGGGGACTAGAAACAGAAACAAATAACGAACCAACTAATAATTAAGAAATGATGAACTATCTACTTCTAATCGGATTCACCGTACTCATTACGCTCGAGATCTTCAATAGAGTCTCTGTCCGTCCTCTTGTCAAGATCATAGAGGACTTGAGGGACTTCGATAATGACCTTCTGGAGCGTCTAGAGCGTGCGCTCTTAGATTGCGCTCAGGCACGCAGTGCCCGTGCCGAATCTGAGGAAGAGCTGAGGACTTTGAGAAATGACCTGTCAAAGCTCAAGGCCGAACGTGAGCAGCTTCAAGGCGAACTTCTTGAGCAGCTCGAAAAGCGTACAGAGGAGGGAGAATAATGGCACGCAATAACTACGCTGCATTCTATGGTCTCCTGAAGAGCATGCCAGGGGCATCAAAGGAAGACCTCGTCTTGCAGTGGACGAACGGCCGTACCTCCTCCCTTAAGGAGATGAGCGAGCGCGAGTATTCGCTGATGATCCGACAGCTCCGCCAGCAGGTAGAGAACCTCGAGGAGAAGAAGAAGGCACGCTCGGCGGTGCTAAAGCAATTCCAGCTCTATGGCATCGACACCACCGACTGGGATGCCGTTGACCGCTTCTGTTGTATCCCACGTATAGCAGGGAAGCCCTTCCGACACCTCACTATCCCCGAACTGAAGGCGCTCCGTGTGAAGATGCTGTCAATACGCAATAAGGCCGAGTTGAAGGGCTATGAGCAGCGCAGGGCGGCGTTAGGTGCCGAGATCACCAAAGGACAACTACCTAACTAATGACACATGGGACGAATAGACAAGGCTGCCAAGCGTCATCTTGAGCAGTCCTACCAGCAGGATATCGAGATGTACGAGCGGGAGCGTGACGAGCTCCTCAAGCGAATACGAGCCGACACAGCGACGTCAGCAGAGCGAAGTCGCTATAACGCGCTCGGCTGGAAGATCGAAGCGGTGAAGCAGCGCATGGACAAGCGCTACCGCGATGGAGTAGAATCACCCATTAAAATCATACAATAAGATGGAACAACAAGAAAACAAGATGGTGGAAATCACCGAAGAGCAGCTGGCAGAGTTTCAGCGCCTCAAAGAACAAGAGCAAGCACGCGAAGAAGAGCAGCGTGCCAAGAACGAACGCGAGGACTTCCGCAAGCTCTGCGAGGAGACGGTCTCCGAGACATTCGGAGAGCTGAAGGCTGCGAATGAAGCTCTCAAGCGTGCGAAGATGCGCGTCCTCTCCGCCTTCAGCTCGCTTCTGGAGCTTAAAATCTCCCTCATCGGGGGGAAGGAGCAGGGGCAGCACACCTTCCGAAATGAGGCGGTTAATCAGCGCATCACGATCGGGAAATATAAAAAGGTCTCCTATGACGCAACGGCGGACGCTGGTATCTCCCTCATCGAAGAGTCACTCGCGGCGATGGCTGATGGAGAGAACTCGCAGAAGCTCGTGCGCATCATCCTCGACCTCCTCTCACGTGATGGCCGCGGTCAGCTTCAGGCGGAGAACGTCATCCAGCTCGATAAGTATGTCGAAATGGTGGCAGACCCACGCTTTGCCCGAGGCGTGACCATCATTAAGGAAGCCTTCTTAGCCGAGTGGACGCGTGTCTTCATCCGTGCCGAGGAGAAGGACGAGAAAGGCAAGTGGGTAAACATCCCCCTATCGATGGTCGAAGTGTGACGTACGATCTCATGGGATCTGCGCAGAATCTAACAGAAGAAGAAATATGAATAAATGGTATTTGTGCACTGTCGCCTATGAGCGACAGGGCGATGAGATGGGCCTTAGAAAGGTCTCTGAAAGCTATCTGGTGGATGCCCTCTCCTTCACGGAGGCTGAGGAGCGTATCATCAAGGAGGTAACCCCCTTCGTTTCGTGTGGGGTACTTGAAGTGGTGAACATCCGCCCGATGCGCTTGGCGGATATGCTGATCAATAACAACGGTAGCAACTACTACCGCGGGAAGGTCAACTTGATCACGCTGGATGCGAGCTCGGGGCAGGAGCGTAAGACCTCCGTGGCAATGGTGGTCAGAGAGGACTCCTTGCTCTCGGCAGCGACACTGCTGGAATCTCACCTCAGCGAGAGCCTCTCCTCGTATGAGATCGTCAGCATTGCAGACCTCGGCATCCTCGATGTATATCAGTATGTCGCACCTAAAGAGACGGGCGTATGATTATAGCTGTTGACTTCGACGGCACACTCTGTGAGAGTGCCTACCCCAGTATCGGAGGTGTGATGCCAGGGGCGAAAAAGAGCCTCGAAGAGCTCCGCGAGAAGGGCCACTACATTATCATCTGGACTTGCCGAACAGGAGAGCTGCTTGTCAACGCGATCAACTGGCTCCTGGAGGAGGGCATCCCATTTGACCGAGTGAACGACCACGAGCCTGAGAACCTCGCGATCTATGGCGATGGTGGAAAAAAGGTCTACGCCAATGTCTACATCGACGACAAGAACCTCGGAGGCTTCCCTGGCTGGTATGAGACGATGCGCCTGCTAAGAGCTCACCCAGACTACTAAGCAGACCTACAACGATTGAGGGGGCGTGTGGCAACAGCTACACGCCCCCTCGATTATTTGCTGTGAGAGGTATATTGGAGGTATCTTTGTGGTAGATAATCCCCACCACATCAGTAATATGCCCAAGGGTCGAAGTAAAGAGCTCATAGAGCGCCGAAATCGGGACCTCTATAAGGACTACCGCTACCTTATGGATGTGAAGAAGCTGCGCTACTCGGCAATCATCACCATGCTCTCCGAGAAGTATTACATCTCGGAGTTCACGGTGCTTGACGTGCTGCGCTCATGCATCCGAGAGGAGGATGAACCCAAGGAGTGCAAGAAGGAGTTTACAGGCTTTAGGGTCTCTCGATGGAAGTCTCGAGCGCAATCCTCACAGGAGAGCTTGGGGGAGTTGTTTGTCGAGTGATAACCTCTGATACCCGACACGTGTAGGTCTCCTGGTAGACCTTAATGCCATGATCAAACGTGTAGAACTTGCTCTCTGTGCGCATTAGCCCTGACCCCACACTTCCAGACGGATGAAACCCCTGGAGGAGTTGATGCATGCGGGCGCGCAGCTCCTCGCGCTGTTGAATGAACATCTCTGTGCCACTGCCTATGTGGGTGTCTTCATAGCAGTCAATGATTAATCGCGCCTTGATGCGTGCTTCTCCGAACTGACTCCCCCCTTGTATTTCACTCCAGTCGACCTGCTCTAGGTCAACAAGTACTGCGGGGTATGTGAGCTCATACATGAGCTTACCATCGTCATCTACAACTTCCAGCTGTCCATAGTCTTCGTCTACGACCATTAGCTCGGGCATACCATTAGAAATATGCTGTATGATGGGCAGAATTAAATACTCCATAGTTATTCCTTGAGTGCGTTATCGCTAACCTTGTTAATACTCTTGATGATCTCTTCGTTGATACGCTTGCGTAGCTCCTTACTCTCGCCGATGAACTGTCGCTTAGGCATACGTACCTTGATCATCAGCTTGTCGCGTGCGCCTAATGCTATGCGCTTCCACTTCTCGGCAGCCTCTCCTCCCTTGTCTCCTCCTGCGTGGTAGTACTGCGCCCAAAACCACTTGCGCATTTTGGGCGTGACAGTGGGGTTAGAGATAAGCATACCTCCCTCATTATGTATGCGGGCATAAGGGACGGGGTTGTAAACCAGTACAGAAGCTCTACTCGGCACTGCCTCAATGCTACTCATTAAGTGGTTGCGGGCAGAGGTGAGCGTTCGGCATTGC